GATCAAGTTTTTGAGTCTAAATATGTAGAATTATCTAATACTATGGCTTCTATAATGGAAGATCCATTGTATTTAGAAAATAACAATCTTACTTTTGAGATGATACGCGACAAATTGAATAAGTTGCGATTATCAGGCGAAAATGAACTTAACAAAAATTCTGTACCTTCAGTACGGTCAGCGCTCACACGTTATATGACTAATATTGATGGTTATATTAGGTTTGTTGAAAATAGACTTAATCCTGATAATACAAAACCACAACCGATGTCAGTTACTTTAGTTGGTCCTGCCGGATGTGGTAAATCATCTGCCGCTACTAAATTAGGTATGATGATGCAAGCAATTGCTGGTCGAATTCCCGACCAAACACTCCTTCACAATCGTGGTGGAGATCCCAAATTTGAGGAGAATATTACTAGTAGTACGGATGTTATAGTATTTGATGATTATGCAAATGATCAATCTCAAAAGATGTCCACTAAGGATGTTCTTGATATTGTCAATACTTCTAAAGAAATAATTCCCAAATCTCGTGCGGACGAGAAGGGAGTTCATAAATATAATAATATTGGTACTATTTTTACAACCAATGATAAACAGTTGGGTATGAATTGCTTTCGAACAGCAAGCGTTGACAGTTTATTAAGGAGAATGGGAATTGTAATAGTTCTTGGTATCAAACCAGAATATTGTATTTCTGGCACTGAAAGATTAGATGTAAATCATCCTGATGTTTCAGATGAAGTGTTTAACACTGATATATACGAGGTAAAAATTCAAATGCCTCGTGGAACTATTAATACTCCTCAGGGAGTTACTGTTCAATATGTAGATATTGAGATAAATCATTATGAAGGTAATTCAGAATGGCGTGATGCTATTTTGACATTACAAACATTGCTTATTGAGCAATGGAGTAATAGTACAGCAAGACATAAAAAGAGCAAAAGTAAGGAAAATATTTGTCCTACTTGTTTGCTTCCTCATGATGTTTGCGTTTGTACAATAATCGAGGCTGAATCTTTTAATAGATCCCGTTTCGTATCAATTTTTTATGATAAACCTATAGTGTCCGCACAAGAGCGATTATTCGCCTTGGATGGATATGCTATTGATTTTTCTTCAAAATTGGCAGCAACTTTATCAACAGCTATTTATTATAAGAATTGTACTGGTTATGCCAAGATGCGATTTGATATATACAAAGAAAATTGGTTTAATATGGCGATTTTATTCGCTATATGCGCTATTCTTCCTTATGGAGCTTTGTTTTTTATTGTAGCATTTATTGCTTATGAAAGAATATATTTTATTAAGGAGAAAAGAGCTCATAT